ATCGTGAACTGTGCTGATACTACTTTGACTGTATATGTTATCGTAGACATGGGTTACCTAGAATGTAGGATGTTTTGCCAGGATTATATACTGGACCGTGATATAAGGTTGCATATTGTTGTGTGATGCATCTCCGTCTGGTTGATCATTAGTTGTCGTAATACGAACAGGATTTGTCTGGGTGGTTGTAATTCCGGTTGTTTTTGCATCAGTAGTTAAAGAGTGATCATGGTCATCAATCGAGATGTTAGTCAATTCCGAAGAAGAAGTTTTTGTTATCGAAGGAGTATCTGCTAATTCAATTCCAAGATCGTATGAACTTCCTGAAGCCCAATCATGGTGAACAATGTGAGTATGACTATGTTTAGGATCAGTTATGTCAAGTGTCTTCGATCCGGTTTTTCCACCAGTTTGATCTCCAACATGGAAATGAGTAGTTGCAGGATCAATTGGATGGATATGTCCAGGATCAGTTATTGAATGTGAATGTTTGGAGATTTGAGTGTCTGTTAAAATGTGGGCTTCTGTACCATCTGCAGTTGATGCCATTGCTCGTACAGACCTTACAGTAACACCAGAACCAATTGCTCCAACATTATAGCCTACTGGTACTCTTGCTCGTAAATCTGGAAGCAGGAAGGTATCGCCATCGGGGTATGTACCATAAGTGTTTGTAATCAAGGTATGCAAATCTGGATAAGTTGTTCTGACCAATGAAGAACCATCACAGATCAACCAGGTACCACCATTTGTGGTGGCAACAGGTGCAGTTGCTTTTGGATACATTTGGATAGTACCAAGTGGAAGTGCAAGTGCAAGTAACTCGGTAAGTTTATCAAATCCAGTATTTATTGTCCCACCCCATGTGTTTCTATAACCTCCAGGAGTAGGTTTTTCTACTGCAAAATTAGTTGTGTTTGCCATTTTTTAATTTACAGTTTGAGTTGTCCATGTTGCATCGTCAACCAGTTGTCCGTCCCATGCAATGTATCCAAAAGTTAAAACAGTCCCTTGTGCTGTTTCTATGTCTCCAAAACCAGCCCATTGAAAAACCGGAGATGAGTACATAGTTCCTGTTCCTTGTATATAACCAGTTGCTCCATGAATTAATCCTCCAAACATTAGAACAGCCGAAGTTGAATATGCTAAAGAATGTGTAGACTCCCATTGTGCAATTCCAAACGTATTTACTGTGGAGGTTGAAACTGGAGAACCATGACCGACCATGACTCCCTTGCCGAAGGTCCCCTGGTTAAAATTTGCTGAACCAAAACCTAGCATCAGTCTAGTTGTAGCTTGATGGTGGTTGCATTAAATTTAAAAATATCACCATCGTTTATCGTTTTTGTTGTACTGGTGGAAAAATCTGACTTTTGCAGATTTTGATATGCAGCAAGATTACCTCCAGAGAGAGCATCATAGATTCCTACCCATCCGACTATCCCCCAATCTGCAGTGGCAGTTGGAAAGGTGATTGCCGATGTATTGGCTGCCTGTGAGACACCTGATCCGGTAATCGTAAAAGCACACACCATCCTCGCATAACTTCCACCAGAAACCTCTGTTCCTGCTGCTGAGTCTGATGGAGTTGCAGTCAATAAACCCACATACCAATTTGTTGGTTTTGTATATGTTGTTGAACCAAAAACATGGTTCACTATTTTATCTTCAAGGTAATTTGTTAGTCCTGCCATGATCGTTTATTAGAAGGGTGTGAATGAAATGATCGGAGTTGAGCCAGAGAATTTGGCATTTTCGTCCGATGTTGTGATTTGCTGAATGACCTGCTGATATTTTCCAGCCCAGATTCCTACTCTTTCATCAGCTTGGAGATATGGTGCAGAATGCATCAAGGTCCCATATAGATATGCATCTGGATGATCAGTTAATAACCAGTTCGTTGAGAATGTAGAAAGTGCTGGAACTTTCTGGTAATAAACAATCTCCAGTGTATATTCAGACTCAGGTACTGGTGCAAACTCGATATTGTTCTGTGTTATGGAATAATAGATGGGTTTGCCAGTTGCATCATTGGACCTATGTATATCCAGGTTCTGGAGATTCTTATATGATAATGGAGTCACTGGATCAGTCATAAGGTCGATGTTCCGCATTCCAAGAAAATCATCTGGCAGTTTTACATACTGACTATCAATTGGTGCTTGTGTCCTGACTGACATTTCCCTGACTCTTAACTCACGGTTGAAACCTGCTTCACACAATGTAATAAAATCTGGAATCACACTTGTCAGGTCAGAACGATTCAGAAAGTCTGCAACAGATGCCTTCAGGTCAGTATAATTTGCTAGTGCCATAATTCTCTATAACTTTTTACTTCTTTAGACAGGGCATGATCAATAACACAAGGTATCCCTTTTTTCTTACACTGCTTCCAGAAGTGTATAAAATCTTCGTCAACTCCCGGTGAATCACCAATCTGTTTATTTATAAAGAATGGTAAATCCAGAACATCAAAAACTGGAGTGTTAAAAAGCACCATTCCTATTGCAACACCATCAACCTCTTCTATTTCAGGAGATAGGGGGTCAGGTTTTACTGTCCCTCCCTTCCTGTACGCAGAATACTCGCAGGAACCAATGTCTCTCAGGTAATTAATACCTATGACTGCACGACCTCTCGCCAACATTCTATGTATAGAATCTAAAGGAAAAGTAAATTCAGGTGTCAGCATCAAAATATGGGTTGCACCCCATTCTATTGATGTACCTATCAACCTGTGCCTTATTTCCGGTATCACTCTTCCACCGTGGGAAAACACCTTTATTTCATGCTCTCCTTCATATTCTGAACCCTGAAAATGCTGGACCATATTCGCAAGGCATTCGCCAAACTGAAAAGGCCACGTTCCATCAAAAGATGGTACTGCAACTGCAACCTTCAGAGTCTCCCCGGCCATGTCCGAAACGGTTTGTTTGCATGGTCGTTTGCCCACTTCTTCCAATCTGATCTCTCCCAATTTTCCCTAAACGACTGATCAAGAACAAGTCTCGGAATAATTGCCGAGTGTCTCCATTCCTTGCTGGGTTGCAAGGAGGACATATCGTGAGCAACTTTAATCAGCGGCTCTACATCCTCCCTGGTTTCAATCGTAAGTGAATCGTCATGCTGGTCGTAATGGAAATATTCCTTCGACCAGTTGACGAGTGTTTCACTTGATGACATGGTTATGTGATGTTAATGTCAGCAATTACACCAGACGATGCCTGATTGGATGCCTGGAGGGTGTATTCCACCAACAAGGCCCTTTTAATTGCATCACCAGTTTTTGCCACCTCTTCCTGCTTAAAATCACGCAGATACACAACTTTCCAAAACTCAGGATCAATCACATACCCAGTTTGTTCTCTACAGAATCTGGAGGGAATTACTTTAAAATCTCCAAAGTCCGAAGAATACAGGTCTGCTGCTCCCTGAATCTTGGTTTCGCTTATCATCTGCCTGGCACTTGCTCGACCTGTGAATGCAGAGACTTTCCCTTTATTCACTGGTCCAACCATAAGAATAGTTGGTTCACCACCGTTTGTGTAACAGGACTGAACCACCGTTTTTAAGAGTGCTTCTGTCAGGTCACGTTTGGTTGCCGCATCCACGGGTGCTGCCCCTGATCCGGCTCCGGAACCTGCTGGAGAACCTCCACCACGACTTACATTAGATGATGTCCAGGTTTCATATCCACCAAGTGTCCTTGCCGTTGTGGCATTACCTGCTGCCCTTGCGACCTTACCCGTCAATGCAGATTCCATATCTCTCTTGAGAGCCTTTGACTCCTTTGCAAGTTGATATGCCATTTCCGAATCTCTACCTGCCTTGCTCGTTACCTGCTGTGTTCCTGCAACGATAACAGTTTTTGCCGAGATTTGAGTCTGGTTGTTCTGCCTGACTGTTGGTGTCTGAGCCGCAAAAGTATATTCATTTCCTTCGACCTGTGCATTTGCACCCACAGAATCGAGAACATCCGTTTGCCACTCATGTAGAGTGTTTGTTGCTTTTCCACGACCTACCATCGACATAAAAGGCGTATCGCTAGGCGATATATTGTAGATCACGTTTGATAAATCTTCCCGTGTACCTATACTTTGATAGGTCTGGAAAGTTCCAGTTGCTGCTGCCATTTTGCTCCTTATTTAGAACGAATTATATTATAAAATACACCAGCCGCATCTTCGACACGACCAGATTTTTTCAGTCTTTCCGCTGCCTTTCCTTGCTTGATTTTTCCTGGATCACCAGATTTAGACCCCGGCTTCATTGATTGTCTCCTGACAGGTTTGATGCCATGCTTTTTTTCCTGCATCTGATCCCAGAGTGCTGCTTTTCGCATTGTTGCAACTGCACGACTGTCATAGGCTTGGTCTAGTTCCTGTTTTGAAAAACCTATGCTTTTGCCGTACTCCATTACCAGTTTCAACTTACTGTCTTTCCATTCCGGTACAAGCTTTAGTAGCTCAACCTTCTGCTCTTCAATGAATTGATTAAGATTTTCACCCCTTTCTGCATCCTGCTGCTTCTGCAACTGTTCAAGTTGATAAGCTCTTTCTGCATTCTTGGTTTGAACATCTCTTAATCCATCTCGTTCAACTAAATATTGAACGGGGTCTGATTCTCTGAGATTTGCCCAGTATTCATCAGTCTGTTCGGGCGTTTGAGGTTGCTGCTGCTTTGCAAATTCCAGTGCTTGTACTGCTTGTTCCCTAAGTTTACTGGCTTCTGCTTTTGCATCATCAAGCTTCCCACGATCATCTGCAAGTGCTTGTGACTTACGAGTGTAATTCTGGCCTTTTGAGAAGGAATCTTTTAAATCCTGAAGTGTTACCTGATGTGTCTGTCCATCAAATTTTACTTCATGTAGTTCTTCTTCCGGTTCCTCTTCCTCTTCAGCCTCATACTCCTCATCGGCTTCTTCCTCTTCTGAACCTTCTTCAAGTTCTTCCTCTTCCGGTTCAGGTTGGGTCAACTGGTTGTCTTCGTCCGTAGGCAATTCCTCACCACTTTCAGAGGTCAGTTCTTTTTCCCATTTCTTTGCTGCTACATCCAGGTCAGACTCCGGTAAGGAGCTGTTGTCCTGCTGTTCTTCTGCCATATTATTTTCCTATCAAATAGTTTTGCTCATTGCTGAGAACCAAATGATTAACCATTCCTTGCTATAAGATTTTCATCTCCTGAGTTAATCATGGATTCTAACTCTGCCTTCAAGTCGCTCAATGCACGGAGGGATAAAAATAACCTCTCCCTGGTAATTGAGTCTTCAATATCAGAATTTACCCATTGCTCGTTATAATGATCCTCCAGGTTTTCAAATGCTTCCTGGATAACCGGGTCTTCCAAAACGGAGCGTGCCGCATTGGCCTTTAAAATTCTCTCCTCAACCGTAGTCCTCTCAAACGAGGCTTTTTTCTTTCTTTTACCCATTATGAAGGTATTGGTTCCATCGGTGGTCCCATCTGCTGTGGATTCATGTCACCTGGAGGCATAGGCATCTGTTCTCCCTGCGGGACACCCTGCGGAGGTTGCATCATCTGTTGCATCTCCATTTGCTTCATCTGTGCATCCATCCTTATTTTTTCCCTGTCCTTCTCAATCATACCTCTCATTTCAGTCTGGTCTATTGTTACCTTGTACTTATTCTCCAGTTCCTTAACCTGCATCTCAAGATCAGTCTCCATCTTGTCTCGGTCAAGATCATCCTTGCGTATCATTATCTCCCTGTCAAGATCGAGACGGGACTTGTCGTTCTCCATATCTGCCCGGACCTTGTCTGCCTGTGCCTGTGCAAATATCTCATCCGGAGACGGTTCAGGTGGAGGTGGTTCAGGTGCTTGATAAGTTGCAGGATCAGTCCAGAAAGTCTGTGTGTCTTTAAATCCAGAAAGCTCGGTTATCTTGGTTAAAGTTGCATGGTACTGCTTGAAAGTCACCAGTGGATTCTCAGGTCCCTGCTTCTCAAGAATTGCTTCCTGCTTTGCTGCAACTCCTGACAGCATTGCCATTCTCTCTTCTGTTGTTCCAAGTCCAAGTGCAACATTTACACTTACATCCATTCCTGCATCCCAGCCCCGTGGATCGATTGGTATCCACTCATTTCTGAGCCTTACCATCCTTGTCTGATCCTGGTGAGAATGAAGTAATTTAAGTATCTTCTTAAACAGGGGCTTCATTCCATTCTCTGCAAATACCCTGCACAGTAGCTCAATCTGGGACTGTGAAGCCGCCACTGTTGCAGACACTGCTGCTTTTGTACTACTCTGAAGTGCATCCGGATTCAGACCCATACTGGCCTTGCTCATTCCGGTCCTGTCCTCTTTCACAGAATCAAGATAGTCCAGCATCGGAAATGCCTCCCTGCCGGTGAAGTCCTTCTGAAGTTCCCTCACCATCCCTGGCGCACGGGTG